CTCAAGCTCATATAGGGAAGGAAATCCATTAGCAATTTGCTCATATGATATATTAGTTTTACGCTGAATTTTAGTAATATCTCGAGATTCCTCAGTCATTCTAATACGCATTTTTCTCTTGACAGTTATATCGTCAAGCTTTTCTATTTCTTTTATAGCTCCAAACACAAATTTAGAATACTCATGAACAAGTAAATTCGTGCCCATACTATCATATGCCGTACCAATACATGCAATAAGAGTAGTTATAGTGTCACGTTTTGAACCATCAGATGAAAAAGGTATCTTCCAGGCATACTTCCAATACGACCGAAAAGGGACAATTGCAGCGACATTATCGTGATTATTAAAATACGCCGGCCTAGGGATAAAATGACGCTGGAGGAAAACCACTCCTGCTTCCTTAATAGTGCCTGTTCGTTGATCACAGACAGATAACCCAGGAACAGAGTTACGAATATCACGCAATTCCATATCCCAGAATTTCCAAAGAAATTTTGCAAATTCCTTCTCATTTATTATATCCCATATTGACCTAGAAACCCCTAAAACATGATCATCCCCGTAGACAACAATTTTAATTTTTCCTCCATAAAAGCATACATTAATTCTTCTTCGCCTGGAGGGCTTCGTCTGATACGTGTACTCAATAAAAAGACATATTAGAAATCCTAGAATCCAAGAATCTCCATGAGATGTATTTAATGACCCAGATGGCATACCTCCTATAACTATTCGCCATTCTTCTTTAAAAAAATGTGTAACTCGAACAACGAGATAACGCGTAGCTGCCCTCAATAAACGCTTATATACCTCACTCTCAGGGTCAGCCTTATCAAGATCATAATATATCCCGGAACTAGCCATATATATTTGCATAAGAACACGGTTAATTGATGTATCAAAATGTCTAACATCACCATCTCCAAAAACCATATCAGGGTCATCTATGCCAATATCCTTCATAAATTCCTCACCTCCACCATACCACCAAACCTGGCCAATTCTGATGGCGGGACCTCTCTCAAACATCATCCTTAACTTTGACACATGGGCTTCAAG